ATTGTAGTGGTATAAATATTTCTGTAATCACTGATGATTACAATTAATCTGATGGCCCAACAGGGCATTCCATATTAAGGAGAATGAAATGAAAAAAACATTTATTGCGGCATTTGCCGTATGTGCTTTTGCGTCTATTGCTGAAGCAAGAGAACTTCGAATTGTAGGTTCTTCTACAGTTTATCCATTTACTACAATTGTAAGTGAAACCTTTGCTAAGAATGGTAATCCATCACCAGTAGTAGAATCAACTGGAACTGGTGGTGGAATGAAACTATTCTGTGCTGGTGTAGGAACTGAACATCCAGACTTCACTAATGCAAGTCGTGCTATTAAATCATCTGAAGTGAAAAAGTGTCAATCAAATGGTGTAACTCCACTTGAAATGAAAGTTGGTTATGATGGCATCGTTTTTGCTGTAAGTAAAAAAGGTGTTCCACTGGAAATTACACCACGTGAACTATTTCAAGCACTAGCAAAAGATGTTCCACAAGAAAATGGTAAACTAGTTCCAAATACATTTACACATTGGAATCAAATCAATCCAAAATTCCCTAAAACAAAAATTGAAGTTCTAGGTCCACCACCTAGTTCTGGTACACGTGATGCTTGGTCAGAACTTGTGATGGAAGCTGGATGTAAAACCTATGATTGGGTAAAAGCACTCAAGAAAAAAGATAAGAAAGCATATAAAGGTATCTGTCACGGTATTCGTGAAGATGGTGCATATGTTGAAGCAGGTGAAAATGATAACCTTATCATTCAAAAACTTGTGAACAATCCAAATGCATATGGTATTTTTGGATTCTCTTTTCTTGATCAAAATACAGATGTAATTCAGGGTTCTCCTGTAGATGGTGTTGTTCCTTCATTTGATACAATTGCAAATGGAACATATCCTGCAAGTCGTGCTCTTTATGTTTATGCAAAAAAAGAACATATGACAACTGTAAAAGGTATGACATCTTTTATGGAACTATATCTATCAGATGATATGGTTGGTTCAGATGGTTCTCTTGGTGATGCAGGACTTATTCCTCTTCCAAAAAATGAACTTGATGAAGTTCGTAAGAATGTATTAAATTAAGTTCAAAGAAGGGGATGTTTAGGCATCCCCTTTTTATTATGAGGTAGGAAATGTTTATTTGGATTGGACCAAAACAAAAACAATCTGGATTTGATGAAGACCTTATTAAAGGATTTTTCAGATTATCAAGTTGGATTACAATTGGTATTACATTTGCAATCATTGCTAGTTTGAGTTATGAAACTATTAAGTTCTTTATGTATATTGAACCAAGAGATTTCTTTTTTAATACAGTCTGGTCTCCACAAACAGCATTTAGGAATGATAGTGTAGGAAGTTCTGGTGAATTTGGTATAATTCCTCTTTTATGGGGAACTATGTTTATCACTATTATTGCAATGTGTATTGCTGGACCATTAGGATTACTATGTGCAATTTTTACATCTGAATATTTAAAACCTTCACAAAGACAATTTGTAAAACCATTATTGGAAATCTTAGCTGGTATTCCAACTGTCGTCTATGGATTTTTTGCAGCAATTGTTCTTGGACCTTGGTTAAGGTCTATGGGTATTACATTAGGATTAGATGTATCTACTGAATCTGCTTTAGCAGCTGGTATGGTAATGGGCATTATGATTATACCTTTAATCAGTTCAATTACGGATGATGTTATTAAATCTGTTCCAAGTTCTATGAGAGATGGTGCTAGAGGATTAGGTGCAACACGTGAAGAATGTATAATTAATATTCTATTACCTGCTGCATTTCCAGGTATTGTTGCTGGATTTATTATGGCAATATCAAGAGCAATAGGAGAAACAATGATTGTTGTTATGGCTGCTGGTCTTGCAGCTAATATAACAGCAAATCCACTTGATGCAGTTACTACTATTACAGTTCAAATTGTAACATTATTAATTGGAGATCAAGAATTTGATAGTGCAAAAACATTATCTGCATTTGCTCTTGCTTTTACATTGTTCATCATCACTTTTGTATTGAATTGGATAGCATATAGGAATTATAAAAATGCAATCAATAGACTTAAATTCTAAATTTACTGGCAAGAGACGCCGCACACAAAAAATTTTAGAATATTCTTGTAAATTTGCACTATTAATCACATCATTGCTAATGGTTGTATTTTTCGTATCATTATGTTATCGTGGAATTGGTGCATTCTCACAAACTAAAATTGAAATTGAAATTACTAAAATTGAAATGACTACCAAACAAACTATTAACACTGCATTATATGGTTTGGTCGAAAATCTTGATAGGAAAACAAAAAAATCTTTACGAGGAATAGTTACACCATATTCGTTTTCAACATTACAAATATATGGACCAGGAAAATATGTTCTTGTTGCACACACTGATGTTGATATGTATGTGAAAGGAGTTTATAATAAGTTAAATGATACTCAACAAAAAGTTGTAGATGATTTGATTAAAAGGGGCAAAATCTATAGAACATGGAATTGGAATTTTTGGACAAATTCAGATAGTCGTTCCCCTGAAATTGCTGGTATTTGGGGAGCAATGATTGGAACATTCTATACTATTGGATTAGCCATTCTTATTGCATTTCCTATTGGGATTGGTTGTTCAACATACATGGAAGAATTTCCACAACCAAAAGGTAAAGCTTGGGAACGTTATCAAGATTTTATGGAAATTAACATTAACAATCTTGCGGCAGTTCCAAGTATTGTATATGGACTATTAGGTTTATCAGTATTAATTAATTTTGCTGGATTGCCTAGAAGTTCTAGTTTGGTTGGTGCAATTACACTTGCAATTTTAATATTACCTACTATTGTCATTGCAGGTAGAACATCATTAAGAACTGTTCCACAAAGTATTAGAGATGCTAGTAATGCATTAGGAGCAAGTAGATTACAAACAACAATATATCAAATTTTACCTGCTGCAATGCCAGGTATTATTACAGGAACAATTATTGGTATAGCTAGAGCAATAGGTGAAAGTGCTCCATTAATTATGATTGGAATGGTTGCATTTATTTTAACTGCACCAACAACACCATTGGATGCATCAACTACACTTCCAGTTCAAATATTCTTGTGGGCTGATTCACCAGAAAGAGGATTTGCAGAAAAAACAAGTGCAGCAATTCTAGTTCTTCTGTTTATACTAATATCACTAAATCTATTAGCAATTTGGTTGAGAAAAAGGTTTGAAATAAAATGGTAAGAGAAACATTAACACTAACAGAAAGTACAAAAATTAATTCGAGAAATCTTAATATTTGGTATGGAGACCATCACGCAATCATTAATGCTGATTTACAAATTAGAAAAAATAATGTGACAGCACTAATTGGACCTAGTGGATGTGGCAAAAGTACATTTCTTAGAGCACTTAATAGAATGAATGATTTTATTGATGTATGTTCTACAAAAGGTTCTGTTGACATTGATGGAATTGATATCTATAGAACACAATACACAAATGTAAATAATTTGAGAAAAAGTGTTGGTATGGTTTTCCAGAAACCTAATCCATTTCCAAAATCAATTTATGATAATATTGCATATGGACCAAGATTACATCGTATGTATGAAAAAACAAAACAATTAAATGATATTGTAGAACAGAGTTTAATAAAAGCTAATCTATGGAATGAAGTAAAGGATAGATTGAAAGATAGTGCATTTGAATTATCAGGAGGACAACAACAAAGACTTTGTATTGCTAGAACTCTTGCTGTTGATCCTCAAATTCTTTTATTAGATGAACCTTGTTCTGCATTAGATCCAATTTCAACAAATGCAATTGAAGAATTGATTCTTGAATTGAAGAAATCATATACTATTGTAATGGTGACACATAATATGCAACAAGCAAGACGAATTTCAGATACCACTGCTTATTTTCATATGGGTGAAATCATTGAAAAAGGTTCTACAAAAAAGATATTTGAAAATCCAAATCATAGAAAAACAAAATCATATGTTAGTGGAGATTTTGGTTGACAAATGATTTTTCATATGGTACAAATATACTTTATAGTTTGAGAAAATTCTTTCAAGAAAAATTAATAGGTCATTGAGGGAATATAAAGAATGAAAACCCCTTGCTATATTTTTGACTTAGATGGTACTATTGCTGATTGCAATCATCGGCTTCATTATATCAATCAAAAACCTAAAGATTGGAATGCATTCAATAGAGAAATCATTAACGATCCTCCTATCCATGATGTTTTATCTCTTTTACATATTCTCAAAGATTTATTTACAGTTCTATTAGTTACTGCTCGTGGTGAAGGTTGTAGGGAGGAAACCGTTGCATGGCTTGAATTGCATGATATTTCTTATGATGGGTTATATATGCGTGGAAAGGATGATTATCGACACGATGATATTGTAAAAGAAGAAATTTTAGATAATCTATTATCTATGGGGTATGATATCAAAGGAGTTTTTGAGGATCGAAATCGTGTAGTTGCTATGTGGAGACGACGTGGTATTAGGTGTTATCAAGTAATTGATGGTAATTATTAGACCGCTACGTCCACCATAGATACATAAATGAACTTGGAAAGGAGTGTGTTTAATGCGGGTGTTAATTGCATGTGAGTTTTCTGGTCGTGTCCGCGAGGCTTTCAGGGCATTGGGTCATGATGCGTGGTCATGCGATCTACTGCCAACCGAAGTGAACGGGCCGCATATCCAAGGCGATGTGATACCGCTGCTAAATGAGGGCTGGGATTTGATGATTGCGCACCCGCCCTGCACTTATCTCGCAAACAGCGGCGTGCGCTGGCTGTATGGCGGAAAAGGAAACAAGCGCGACGAACAGCGCTGGCATGCGATGGAAGATGCGGCGCGGTTCTTCCGCGCCTTGCTCGATGCGCCCATTGACCGCGTGGCTGTAGAAAACCCGATCATGCACAAGTACGGAAAGGCGATTATCGGAAGGGCGCACGACCAAGTCGTGCAGCCTTGGCAACACGGCGAAGGCGAGACAAAGGCGACATGCCTGTGGCTGAAAGGATTGAAGCCCTTGACGCCATCGCAGATTGTCGATGGGCGCAAGCCGCGTGTGCATTTCGCAGCACCATCGTCTGACAGATGGAAAGAGCGCAGCAGGACATATCAAGGCATAGCGGATGCTATGGCCGCTCAATGGGGAACGGAAAGGTAAGTGAATGCTATGCCACGACATCTGGCGATCATTTTGGAAAGCTATCGGCGCGGCGATCATCTCAATGATGGAGATTTTGGTTGACAAATGATTTTTCATATGGTATAAATATACTTGTGATTGTTTGAGGCAATCTTGAAACTAGACAGGACTTGGCTTCATCGCCAACTGCTCCACCAGATTCTCTAAGATGTCGATTCTACTAAATATAATAGGATCGACTGATTGGAGAGATAGATGAAACATAAACACCATATCGTCCCAAAACATATGGGCGGTACAGACGACGAAAGCAATTTGGTAGAACTTACCATAGAAGAGCATGCAGAAGCACACAAGAAATTGTTTGAAGAGCATGGTCATTGGCAGGACTACATAGCTTGGAAAGGATTGACTGGATTACTATCATCGGACGAATGTAAATTCATTGCTATGATGGAAGGTAGTGTGCGGGGTTCTGCCATTTCTAATGGTGGGTTCAAATACACTAACGGAAAAGAAGTGAAGAAGTTTATGCCTTGGGAAGTTCCTGATGGATGGGAAAGAATACCACCATCGGAAACAAGAAAAAGGGGCATTGGTTCTGGGACCAAAGGAAGAAAATGGTTTCATGATCCAACTACTGGTGATAGGAAGGCGTTGTTGCCTGATGAAGAAATACCAAACGGATGGATAGCAGGACAAGGAAAAGGGTCCAAATCCAAATCCAAATGTTACTGGTATACTGACGGCACGACGGAAGGTCAATTTAAGTTGGATGGTGCGCCTAAAGATTGGCAACGCGGACGACTTAAAGGTGTTTATGGTGGGAAAAGAGTTATGGGGCAGAACGGATCGACTGATAGTGTAGGGAAAGTTTAGATCACCGTGCGGAAGCTACGTAACGCAACAAACTTAATAAATGCTAACGATAATGAAGCATTTGACTACGCTCTAGCAGCCTAGTCTGGGTTCGGTGGGCACCTGGAAACAGAAGCCCACCACTTATTCCCCAATAGCTCAATTGGCAGAGCGTCGGACTGTTAATCCGTGTGTTCCTGGTTCGAGTCCAGGTTGGGGAGCCATTATAACGAGGAGAATATGTTAAAAGAATCTGATATTCAAATTGGTAATATGGTCTTCTTCAAAGATATTCCATGGAAAATATATGTAATTTGTAGAATAACAACTACAGATATGGTTCTATTTCCTACAATTGGTCTCATGGAATCTAAAAATGTTTCTATTAATTCAGATGATTTAATTTTATGGTCAAGCATCGATTCAAGAACATATCAAAGAAGAAATGTCTGAAAAAAGACATCGTATAAATAGACAATTGTCATCATTTAAAGAGGATAATCATGTCTATTATTAAAGTAATTGAATCGGATAAAAAATTACTTATTGTAGAGTATGAAGATGGTTCAAAAGAAAAAAGGACTGATGGTACTGTTGCCTGGAGATGTAATAATCCAGGTAATTTAAAAATTGGTTCTTTTGCTCGTTCTATGGGTGCAATTGGTTCAGATAAAGGTGGTCATGCTGTATTTCCAACATATGAAATGGGATGGCAGGCACATTATACCCTTTTATTCAATGAAGAATCCCCTTATTATAGATTAACATTACTTGATGCAATGAAACGATATGCACCTGAATATGATGGAAATAATCCAACACAATATCAAATGTTCATTACAAAAAAAACAGGTGTTGATGCAAATCGTGTATTTAAAACATTGACAAATGATGAAAAGATTGGTATTGTAGAATGTATGCAAATCTTCGAAGGTTATAAAGAAGGTAATGTGAGTCAATACAATGAAAGGAGTGTTTTAACAAGTGAACCAAAAACAAAAAAACCTAACAGAAAACCTAACAGAAAATCATCAAGTACAGACTGGAAAAACACCGTCTTTGGAAACGATTCCTGAAGACAAAGCTAATTGGTTTGATTTGATGGTTTTATTTTTACTTTATGCAAGCTATGTCGGCTATGTTTATTATATGGTAACATAGGAGATAAAAATGCATATTCTCTATAAATGGATGAACCTTATTGCTCATCCTTTTATGTCATCAATTATAATTTCTTTTATTATCTTAATTTCAATTTTTGTAAGTTTTGCAGAATCAAAACCACGAACACTGAATTATAAACCTGAACAAAAAGTAATTGTTAAAGAAGTTATTGTTCCATTACCTGCAAAAAAAGTAGTCATAACTAAAGTGATTCAAAAGTCTACTGATAAAGTATGTTCAACAAATCCATTAGTTTGGCATATTCCACTGGGTTCAAAACGAATTTATGTAGAATATCAAGATTCAAATGGTAAAAAAGTATTTGATAGAGAATTTGGTGTTGATCCGAAACATCGTATTCGGATTTTTGCATCTAAGAGGTAATGATGAAATTAGATTTGAATAATATATTTTTTATTAGTTCTGAAATCGATAAAATGGTAGAAGATATGGATATCGATTATATTGATGCATGTCTTCTATATTGTGAACGTAATGAATTGGAGGTAGAATATGTAGGTGATATTATAAAGAACAATCAAAATATCCTTGGTAAAATTCAAAAAGAAGCTGAGGATTTAAACTATCTACAAAAAGAATCACGTCTATTAATTTAGATGTTGACATGGGTTCTAATATGGAGTATATTAGAATGACTGAATTGTTTGTTATGACTTATACTAATAATACAGTAAATACAAAAAATACAACTAATATGGAGAATACAAATGTCTAATAATTCTTTTTCACAACTTAAATCATCACGTAAGAGTTCACTTGAAAAACTTACAGGTGAACTAACTAAAATGCAATCTGGATCACAACAATCTAATGGACCAGATGAACGATTTTGGACACCTACTGTTGATAAAATGGGTAATGGTGTTGCAGTAATTCGTTTTCTACCTGCACCAAAAGATGAAGATGTTCCATTTGTTCGTATCTTTTCACATGGATTTAAAGGTCCAACAGGTTCATGGTATATCGAAAATTCACGAACAACTATTGGTGAATCAGATCCTGTATCAGATTTGAATACTAAACTTTGGAATTCTGGTATTGAATCAGATAAAGATCTGGCACGAGACCAAAAACGAAAATTGCATTTTATCAGTAATATCCTTGTTGTTAAAGATCCATCAAATCCAGAAAATGAAGGTAAGGTATTTCTTTACAAGTTTGGTAAAAAGATTTTTGATAAACTTAACGATCTAATGAATCCTGCATTTGATGATGAAGAACCTGTAAACCCATTTGATTTTTGGGAAGGTGCAAATTTCCGTCTCAAAATTCGTCAAGTGGATGGTTATCGTAATTATGATAAATCTGATTTTGATACATCTAGTTCTGTATCAGATGATGATAGTGAACTTGAAAATATTTGGAATCTACAATATTCTCTACAGGAATTTGTTGACCCAAAGAATTTTAAATCATATGAGGAACTACAGAATAAATTAGATCGGGTTCTTGGTAATGAATCAGTGGTAGTAAAACCTAAAAAAGTTGTTAAAGAATTAGAAGAAGAATCACCACCAGAAATGAAATCTGTTTCAACAGATTCTGATGATGATTTAGATGAGTTGTTTAAGAGTTTGTCAGAAGAGTAATTGAGAAAGGGGGACCAAAAATCCCCCTTTTTTTATACGAAACATCTACCATAAGAACCATATCCACCTGAACCTGGACTTGATGGTTCACTTTCTGGATGATTTGTTCCACCACTACCACCTCTTGAACCACCTGTACCTGAACCAGAACTTGATTTTTGTGATTTAGATGTTGCAGTAGAACCTTTAGCTTGTTTTTCTTTTACTTCATTTGCTGCATCAGATGCTTTTTGTGCAACATTAGCATCATCTAATCCACCAGTCATTAATTTGGTATTTTGTGCCTTTTCTGCTTCTTGCATAGCATCACCAATATCACCAATATTACTTGCAGTCCTTTTTGATGCTTCTTTAAAATCAGCAAATTCATTTACTGGTGCTTGTGGTAGTTGTGGTGTTGATGGTAATGATGATTCTGCTTCACCAATATCACCGTATTTTTTAAATTGCCCTCCATCCAGGTTAGCTAAAGGATG